GCTGTGACTGTTTGCTATCTAGACGGCTACTTTGTGTTCAACCAGCCAAACAGCCAGTTGATGTGGGTGACCCAATTGCTAGACGGCACATCCATTGACCCGCTAGAGTTTGCCAGCACTGAAGGCTCACCTGACGGCCTGCTTGCCGTAACGTCTAACTTCCGCGAAGTGTGGGCCTTTGGCACAAACTCCATTGAGGTCTGGTACGACTCTGGCGCCACAGACTTCCCCCTGCAACGCATTCAGGGCGCTTTTAACGAGTTAGGGTGCGCTGCCCCCTTCTCTGTGGCCAAGATGGACAACGGCCTGTTCTGGCTTGGCCGTGACCGCCGTGGCCAAGGTATTGTCTACCGCGCCAATGGTTATGCAGGCGTGCGTATTTCTACCCACGCTGTTGAGTGGCAAATTCAGCAGTACGCTGACATGTCGGATGCCATTGGTTACACATACCAACAAGACGGCCACAGCTTTTATGTCTTGGTCTTTCCTACTGCCAACACCACATGGGTCTATGACGCTGCCACACAAGCCTGGCATGAGCGTGCAGGCTTTTCCAATGGCGAATTTACCCGTCACCGTGGTAACTGCCAGATGGCGTTTAACAACAAGATTGTAATTGGCGACTTTCAAAACGGCAACATCTATGCGTTTGACTTAGACGATTATTCTGACAATGGCAGCATCCAGAAGTGGCTGCGCTCATGGCGTGCATTGCCGACTGGCACTAACACCCTCAAACGCACAACCCAGCACATGTTGCAATTGGATTGCGAGTCTGGCGTTGGTTTAAATGCGTTGCCCGGCTATGACAGTGAAAACATAGATACTGAGTCGGGGTTAAATCTTGTGGCCGAATATGTGCAAACATACTTAGCTACTCAGTCAGGCGACATCTTGACCACTGAGGCAGGGGATGGTTTTGAACCTTTGGGTCAGTTTGATCTATCAGATACTGACATTACGGGCTATGAAATTGTCACCAATTCCTATCTTGCCACACCAGGATATGACCCACAAGTCATGCTTCGTTTTTCAGACGATGGTGGCCACACATGGTCAAACGAACATTGGACATCCATGGGCAAGATTGGCCAGTATTACAAACGTGTAATCTGGCGCCGTCTAGGCATGACCATCAAGTTGCGTGACCGAGTGTATGAGGTGTCTGCTACTGACCCTGTGAAGATTGCAATCATGGGCGCAGAACTAATTCTGAGTCCAACGAATGCCTAGCCCTAACGCTACGCCAACGCCGATCACGCCACCGCGAGTGCCGCTAATTGACTCTCGCACGGGTCTGATTGACCGCGCTTGGTATTTGTTTTTCTTGTCGCTTAACAACATTGCCACGGCAGTTGTTGATGACTCGGGCCTTACATTTAGTTCCGAGTCCTTGATCGCGTCTTACGATGCGGCCTTGCGGGCGTTGGCGCAAGAGGTTGAAACCCTGCCACCAGTGGTTACCTTGCCAGTTCCTGACGTATTGGGTGACTGCTGCTCTGCCTTAGAGTCCCAAATGGCTGAGATGCAAAAACAGATTGAGGCTTTGCAAGTTCAACCAATTGTTGATGTTGGCGCAATAAGCGCAAGCATTGCGGCGCTGTCTAGTGCGCCAGTCACTAAGACGGCAGACTTTACCGTTGCCGCTAATGAGACTTGGCTTATCAACAACAAGTCAGGCTCAACTTGCACGGTAACCTTGCCTTCAGCGTCTTTGTACGTTGGTAGGTATCTGACTTTTAAGAATTTGCAGGCTCAGACCTTGGTGTCTGCATCTAGCAATGTTGTGCCCATCGACAGCACAAGCGCTGGCACAGCAATCCTCTTGGCAGTTGTAGGAAATTGGGCGACAATGGTGTCTGACGGCACAAATTGGATCATCATGCAACAGGCCGCTAACAATTGCCTATTATTGGAGTAAACCATGACCGTATCAGTAAAGGTACTTGTACCAGCAAAATTTGCCGAAAACTCGCAAACAACCCAGTACACCGCGACTGGCGTTACTGCCATTATCGACAAGTTCACCGCAACTAACATCACTGCCACGGCAGCTACGATCAGCGTGAACTTGGTCACATCCGCAGGTTCTGCCGGTAACACCAACTTGATTACCAAGACCAAGACCTTGCAGGCGTCTGAGGTCTACACGTTCCCTGAACTGGTTGGCCAAGTGCTTGGCATTAGCGACTTTATCAGTACAATTGCAGGCACAGCCAGCGCAATCAATATCCGCGTTTCCGGACGCGAAGTGACTTAAGGAGAATATTATGGCCGCATGGATGATACCTGCTGCAATTTTGGGCAGTGCTTTATTTGGATCTCGTTCAGCAAGTAAAGCTGCAGACACACAAGCTGCCGCAGCAGACCGCGCTGCTGAACTTCAAAGAGAACAGTTTGAACGGCAAGTAGAGTTACAAGCCCCGTTCCGCGAGGCGGGTGTCCGCGCGTTGCCAGAACTGGAAGAAGCGTCTAGGTACACAATGTTTGGCCCAGAGCAATTTTCAAAAGATCCTGGCTACAATTTTCGGTTTACCGAGGGTCAAAAAGCACTTGAACGCAACGCCGCCGCTCGTGGTGGTTTAATCTCTGGTGGTGCTTTAAAAGCAGCCACTCGATTTGGTCAAGACATGGGATCACAAGAATACTCAAACGCTTTTAATCGCTATCAAATTGAGCGCAATGCTAGGCTTGCGCCGCTTCAATCTTTGGCCGGTTTTGGCCAGACTTCTGTAAATCAATTAGGCCAAGCTGGCCAAAATTACGCAACCAATGCAGGCAATTTAATGACTGGCGGTGCGGCAGCTCAAGCGGCGGGCACTGTTGGTGCCGCTAATGCTTTGACTGGCGGTGTGGGTACTTATATAAATTACGGTCAAAACCAAGCGCAAAATTCTTTACTGCAACAAGTGTTACAAAATCGTGGTGGTGGTGGCTATATGACCGAGCCATACCCCGGATATAACGCATCTATTGGCTTTAAGGGGTAAGTATGGCACTTGATCCAAATATTGCCCTTGGCGTTCGGCCAATACAACTTGATATGCCCAATCCGTTGGCGCAGTATGGCCAACTGGCGCAAATTCAAAACGCGCAAAATCAAAATCAATTAGCACAATTTCAACTTGGCGCTGCTCAACGTGCAGACTTAGCCGCTGCCGCGCAAAATGAGTTATACGCTAAACATTTTGACAAAAACTTAGGCGGCGTCAATGTTAATGCGTTTGTGGCTGAAGCAGCGCAACGTGGTCAAGGTGGAATGATTCCTGGCTTTCTTAAGAGCGAAGCAGAGCGTAAAGCCGCCGCCGCCACTTTGAAAAAAACAGAAGGTGAGATTGAAAAAAATCAATTTGATTTGCAACAAAAAAAATATAACAGGGCTTGGCAAAGCGCTGGCGCTGCCGCAACACCTCAAATTGCAATTGATCAAATAACAAAAGCCGTTCGAAATGGTGAGATTGACATGGCAACGGGCACACGAGAAATTCAAACTTTGCAAAAAATGCCGCCTGAAGAATACAGAAATTGGCGTGCAAATAAAGTTCTTGAACTTATGGATGCCAAGGATCAATTAAGTTACATATTGCCAAAGACACGCGATCGGGACATTGGTGGTGTAATTCAAACTATCCAAGACAACCCAATGATGCCTGGATACAGTATGCCAGTTGCTGGCATGGCTGCCACTCCAAAAACACCAACCTTTGCTGAACAAACTGGCCAAGGCCAACTTAATTTGGCAAGGGCTAAGTTTGATTTTGAAAAAGCCAACCCCACACTGTCAATCCAAGAAGATCCAAGCGGTTTGTTGGCGGTCAACATGATAACTGGCGTGGCCACTCCTGTGGTATACGGCCCAATGGGCATTCAGGCTGCACCCGCAGCCGGAACAGCACCAGCACCCGCAGCCGCACCAGGCGCAAGCATGATGCGTCAGCCACCGGCTGCACTGCCTGGTCAGCGCGTTGCCGCCATTCCTGGCATGGCCAGTGTGCTTGATCAGACTGGTGGGCCTGCTGCTATGCCTATGCCGTCCACAACTGGGGAAAGAGTGCCTGGTCAGCCTGTAACTGCTAAAAAAGCATTGCCTGAAGCATATGCAAAACAAGCTATGGGTGTTGCAAATACTAATGATTCTTTAGAAAAACTGTTAAGCACAATGAAGAATTTTAAATCTTCAGATATGCTGAATCCTACAAGACGGGCAGAACTTGGCCAAGCGCACGCT